ATACTGTAAATAAAATAGCAAAACCTGTTAGTTCTTATAAATCAGATTCTAATTCTTTTATATTTACAACTAAATATAAATATGCAATAGAAGATCCATGTTATGTATATCAATTTGAATCTAGGGTTAAATTATATCAACCTTATTCTGATTTTAACAAATGGAGGTCGAATACTACAACAAATAATATATTTGGTTATAAAGAATTACCTCATTTTGATGATATTTTATTTATTGCTAGTGGAGGTAAAGATATGTTATGTTTATGGGAAATGGGATTTAATGCTATAGCTCCTCAAAGTGAAAGTAACAAATTATCAGAAGCCGTAATAGATGATATTAAGTGTAGATTTAAAAATATATATTTTATATATGATAATGATCAAACAGGTATTGAAATGTCAAATAAATTTGCCAATGAATATAATCTCAATAATATAATTATTCCGAATGTAAATGATTGTAAAGATATTGCTGAATTATGTAAAAAAATTGGATTAAATAATACAAAACAAATTATAAATAATAAACTTAAAAAGTAAAAATGGAAGATAATAAACAACCAGAAATTACACCAGAACAATTAGCTGCTATAGATGCACAAATGAATAGAGAATTTGCAATAATACGTGTAAGAGCTGCTGCTATTGAATTAAAAAGAAGTAAACATGAATCATTAACTAAATTACTAGATGCAGGTGGATTAAGTGATGATTTAACTGAAAAAATGAAAGAAGAATGTACTAAGTTAGCAGAAGGTATATTAAACATAGCCACATAAAGATTATAAAATATATTAATTATATTTAATAAATGAATAAAAGTCAAAAATTATTATCGGATATTGTTGTTTATACAAAATATGCAAAATATAATCCTCAATTAAAACGACGTGAAACTTGGGAAGAAATTGTAATGCGGTATGAAACAATGATGAAGAAAAAATATCCTCAATTGCATGATGAAATTGAAAATAATATTAAATTGATATATAAAAAAGAAGTTTTACCTTCTATGAGAATGTGTCAATTTAGTGGAATTGCAATTGAGAAAAATGAAGCACGTGGGTATAATTGTTCTTATTTACCTGTTAATGATTATAGAGCATTTTCAGAAACAATGTTTTTATTATTATCAGGTTGTGGTGTTGGTTACTCTGTACAAAAACATCATATTGAACAATTACCTGAAATTATTAGACCTACTAAAGAAAGAAAATACTTAGTATCAGATGATATTACAGGTTGGGCTGATTCAATTAAAGCGCTTTTAAAATCTTATTTAGGATATGCTAAATCAAAACCAAAATTTAATTTTTCTGATATTAGACCTAAAGGTGCAAGATTAGTAACAGCTGGAGGTAAAGCTCCAGGACCAGAACCATTACGTAGGTGTTTACATGAAATTGAATTAATACTTGATAGAAAACAAAATGGAGATAAATTAACCACTTTAGAATGTCATGATATTCAATGTCATATTGCTGATTCAGTATTAGCAGGAGGAATAAGAAGAAGTGCAATGATTAGTTTATTTAGTGCAGATGATGAAGAAATGATATCTTGTAAGTCAGGTAAATGGTATGAACTTAACAGTCAAAGAGGTAGAGCTAATAATTCTGTTAACCTATTAAGACATAAAGCAAGTAAAACATTCTTTAATAAAATTTGGAAACAAATTGAGTCATCAGGTTTTGGAGAACCCGGAATTTATTGGAATCAAGACAAAGAGTGGGGAACTAATCCATGTTGTGAAATTGCATTACGACCACATACTTTTTGTAATTTATGTGAAGTTAGTGGTGCTAATATTACATCAATTGATGATTTTAAAAAAAGAGTTAAATGTGCAGCTTTCTTTGGTACATTACAAGCAGGTTTTACTGATTTTCATTATCTTAGAGATGTATGGAAACGTAATACAGAAAAAGATGCTTTAATTGGTGTAGGTATTACAGGTATATGTAATGGTGATTTATTAAATCTTATAAATAAAGAAGGTTCTTTATTACCTGATTCAACTAAAATAGTTAAAGAAGAAAATAAAAGAATTGCTAAAATTATAGGTATTAATAAAGCAGCAAGAACAACAACAATAAAACCTTCTGGTTCAACAAGTTGTGTATTAGGAACAAGTTCTGGAATACATGCCTGGCATTCTAAGTATTATATTCGTAACATGCAATGTGCTATTGGAGATGATTTACATACATTTTTTACAAAATATCATCCTGAATTAGTTAAAACTATGGAATGGGATTCTACTTCAGCTATTATCCATACACCTCAAATGGCTCCAAATGTGGCTATTTTACGTGAAAATGAAACAGCAATAGAAATGATTGAAAGAGTAAATTCATTTAATTTAAACTGGGTTAAAGAAGGTTATAATAGTGGTCAAAATCATAATAATGTAAGTGCTACTATTAGTATTAAAGAAAATGAATGGAAAGATGTAGGAGAATGGATGTGGAATAATAAAAATAATTATAACGGATTATCTGTTCTTCCTTATGATGGAGGTCAATATAAAGATGCTCCTTTTCAAGAATGTACTAAAGAAGAATATGAAAGATTAGTTAAAATAATTGAATCTAATCCAATTGATTTAACAAAAATCATTGAAGAAGAAGATAAAACTAATCTTAACGATCAAGTAGCATGCGCAGGTGGTGCATGTGAAATTAATTTTTAGAAAATTATAAAAATAAAAATAATTAGAAATTTATAAATAGACTGATGTAGAAATATGTCAGTCTATTTTAATTAAAAAAAGTATTATGAAACTTAAAAGATTATATAAAAAGACACAATATAATAAAGTAGCTTATTTAGATCTTTATACTCGTAAAGAAACAGGTAAAAATGTATATGTAATGTATGCTAAAACAGGAACAATAGGAAGTACTAAATTTTCTATTAGTTCTGTTAAGGTAACTACAGGTAAAAATATTGGACGTAAAAATGAAACTACTCCTCAACAACAAGCAGAAAAGGAATTGATGAGTAAATGGAATTTAATGTTTGCAAAAGGTTATAAAGATACAATGACATATGTTGATGAATCAACAAATAACACTTTTAAAGACAAATCTATAATGCCAATGTTATTAAATAAATATAAACCTAAAAAAGATAACTTTAAATCAGGTTATGTTCAATTTAAAAAAGATGGATGTAGGTGTATTGCTGAAAATCATGAAGGTACTATACGACTTAAATCTCGTGAAGGTAAAATATTTAATATACCTCATATTTTAGAAAGTATAACTAAAATAATGAAAACTCAATTAGATCAAGCATTTGATGGTGAATTGTATTTACATGGTGTTCCTTTACAAGAAATTGGAAGTATGGTTAAAAGAGATGATCCAAATAATAAATTGGAATATCATATATATGATGTAGCTATACCGAATCTCACTTTTGCTCAAAGACGTAATTTATTACTTGCTTTAGATACAACAGATTTTCCAAATATTGTAATTGATTACGGTAAAACTGTTAAAACAGAAAAAGATATTATGAAATTTCATAAAAATGCATTAGATTTAGGTTATGAAGGAAGTGTATTTTGTGATCCTGATTCAAAATATGGTTTTGGATTTAGAACATCAGGTAAAACTAAACTTAAACCTAGAGTAACTGATGAATTTGAATGTATTGATCATTATTGGAATAAAGGTAAAATGAAAAAACAATCTACTTTAATATGTAGAACAAAAGAAGGGAAAGTTTTTCATGTTAAACTTAAAGGAACAAGTGAACAACGTGAAGAATGGGCTCGTAATTTTGAAAAAGATGTAAAAGGTAAAATGATAACTGTTGAATATCGTAAATTATCTAATGATAAAAAACCATTAGAAGCAGTTGGAATTGCAATACGAGATTATGAATAAACAAAATAATAAAATTAATTATACATTTGATTCTAAAGAGGAAGAATATTTTTATACTTGGTTATTAGAATTATATAATACAGGTTATATTGATTGGATTTATCCAAATAAAAAAACCTATTGTGTAATTAATGAAACATTGTCAACTAGGATGGCTAAACTCAAAACTAAAGATAAATATAAATTATTTATTTTAACAAAGAAAAGAGAATATACGCCAGATTTTATATTTAAGTTTAATTCTAAAGCATATAAAATATTTTATCATGATAGTAAGGGTGGTTATGAAAACCGCCCCTATTATTATTGTAATAATAATAGAGGTATTATTTATGTAGACGTTAAAGGTGGTTTTAATGGAAATAGAAAAAGTGATATGATATTTCCAGATAGACAATCAGCTATGGCTGAAAAATTTAATATTTATATACAAAAAGTAATACCTTATGCTTTAGGTAAAAAATATATTAATAAAGAAACACTATTTAAAAAAACATTTACTCCTCAGATTATGATTAATACTGAGGTATATGTAAATGATCGTAAGAATAAATGGAAAAAAGGTGATTCTAAACTTAAATATAAAGTAACTAAATTAAATGAATATTTATGTTAACTACAAGATTGTGGATAGACGGTAGTTCATTGGCTTTTATACATGGTAACAAAAAGAATTATAAAGAAACTATTTACAATCATATAAAAACATTGACTGAAAGATTTCATACAGATGATTTTAATATTATTTTAGAAGATAGTAAAACTAATTTTAGAAATAAAGTATCAACTAGTTCAGTATATAAAGGTCAACGTAGAACTAAGAAAAAGAAAAAAGCAATAGCAAATTATTTACCGTATTTAAAAGATTGTTTTCGTGAGATAAAAAACACATATAATCCAATAACATATTTAAATGTTGAAAATGATGATGCTATTGCTATATTAGCAAGTAGGATATCAAATTCTGTTATGATAGCAAATGATAGAGATTATTTAGCAATACCGGGAATATATTATAATATAAAAACTAATAAAACTACTGTTATACAGTATCCAGGTAAAATTGAATTAGTTAAAGGTAAAATACATGCAATTGGGTATTATCAAATTTATTTTCAACTGTTGAAAGGTTCACCAAAAGAAAACTATAAAGGTGTGGAAGGTATAGGTGAAAAATCAGCATTTAATATATTATTAAAATGTAATACTGAACAAGAAATGAAACAAGTCTGTACTCAACTATTTATTGATAGGTATGGTTTAAAAGAAGGTATTAAAAAGCTTGAAGAAGGATTCAGATTGAGTTGGATCATTACACATAACGAGAGCTTAGTAACACCGAAACCAACAAAATTTTCAAAAATAAAAATTTGAAATTAATGACAATAAATACAGACATTTCAAACCCTAATCTAACTAAGTTTGCTAAATATATGTTTTACATAGAGCAAGGAATGTATTTTCCTTTAGCTTTACAAGAAGCATTTCAAAAACTAGAACCAACATTAAGTGAAACATTTGAACCAATAAATATATACATTGATGATAAAAATTCTAAAGACTATTCAATAAGAGAAGAATTATTATCTGACAATCCATTTTATTTATATTTAGTATGTTGCGATACACGTAATCCAAGATTTAAAGCACAATTAAATATAATTAAAGATTATGATGGATTTATTGATTGTTATCAATATGAAAATAAAACATCCAATAAAGCAATTATAAGATACAAAGTATTTATTAAAAGTAGAGTACGTAAAATGATTGAATCAAAATATAGTGAAATGTATCAAGAACAAGAATATCGTTCAATTAGTAATAATAAAACGATACAAAACATATACTCTCATTATAGTTATGCTAATTCAACAACAATATTTGATAAATCATTTCATGTATTATTAAGAAGTGATGAGTACCTAGAACAATTAATAGATGAATTAAAATTAACTGATACTGAAACTATTAAAATATTATCGGAAAGTGAATTTGATAGTAAATATTCTATTGATGATGAAACAATTAAATTTAAAAATAAAATGAATAAAAATGAATGTAAAAATTGATAATGATGAATTTAAACTTGTATTAGGTGAATATATCAACACTAAAGAAGGAAGTGGAATTATAATAGGTTTTGAAGAAGTATACGAAAATATTATTATTAATAATAATGGTAATAGAATTCCTATACATACTAGTAAAATAATAAGTATTGGTAAATCTGAAAGTGATGATAAGTTTTTAAATTTTGCATTAGCTACTAAAGATGAACCAGCAAAAAAAGAATTTGTTAAAGATGGTCGGGTTAAACCCCGATTATCTTTACTTCCACAATTATCATTAATTGAAGTAGCAAAAGTATTTACTTATGGTGCCGATAAATATGATGAATATAATTTCTCACAAGGAGCAAAAAACACAACATATGTTGATGCATCATTAAGACATATAAATAAATATTTATGTAATAATGATATTGATGATGAAAGTAACTTACTTCATTTAGCACATGCCATTTCTAATCTTATGATGGTTTTAGATAATGATTTACTTAATAAAAGTATAGAAAATAGAAATAAATATTATGAATAATAGTGTAGAATTAATTGGTTATTATGGTTCCGATGAAATGATAGCATGTTCAGCATGGACTTCAACCAATAGAAAATTAACAGATGAAAAGAGAAAACGTATTCCTAAGCTAATTAATATGTTATGGAGCAATGGACATGAAACTCCTTTTGAAAAAGGTATAGTTCATTTTTTAGTTGATACAGATATAGCATCACATATACATTTACTTAAACATAGAATTAGTTCTTTAAATGCAGAATCAGCAAGATATAAAGAATTAAAAGAAGATAAATTTTATATACCAAATGATTGGAATAATAATTTATCTAATCAAGCTATGTATTTTAAAGATCAAGATGCTTTAAATCAAGGAGAAAAAGGACATTTTATATTATTTAAAAAAAATAAATCATGGCCTGATATATTAAAAGAATATACTGAATTAGGTAATACTCTTTATCATTCTTGTATTAATGATTTAACTCCTATTTTAGGTAGAAAAAGAGCTAAAGAAAGTGCTAGATTTTTTAAAACATATAATTCTCAAATACAAGCAGATGTGTCATTTAATATGAGAAGTTTTGCTAATTTTCTAAAACTTAGAAATAGTGAACATGCACAATTAGAAATCAGAGAAGTAGCAGCTGAAATGTTAAAACTGGTTGAAAATATAGATAACAATCCTTTTAAATATACATTAAAATCTTTTAAAGAAAAAAATAATGAAAAATAATATAAACGAAACATTAATATTTGATGATAAATCAATAGTGTTTATTGATAATAAAACAAAAGGTCATAAAACATTACAAAAAATGTTAACTGAGAAATCAATTACATGGACTTCAATTCCAGACAAAAATGTTACTCATGTTGTATGTACAAGATATCAATGTAATAAATTTAGGGTATCATCAGTAAAATATACAATAAATCCTGACTGGAAGACAGTACCAAAATATATTCAAGATAAATTTGATTCTGTTACTTCAAGTTGTATATTAATAGATACTATAACAGGATATAATTCTTATAATCGTTGGTATGGTAAAAAATTTAATAGACGAGAATTTATTGGTTATATTAATGATACAGGTCAAAAAATTAATAAATTTATTATAGATAAATCATTTAATTGTTTTAAGGATAAAAGAATATATTCATATAATGAATTTAAAAGGTGTTTGGAAAATAAAAATAGAAGTAAAATAGAAGATACTGAAGATTCAGTTATTTCTTTATTGACATCAAAAGATAGTGTTAATATTAAACTCGCTGTTACATTAATAGAACAATACAAAATGGATGAAAGGTGGGTTCCATGGTTAAAATTAAATCAACATATTAAAGAAGTAAGATTATTATTAAGAAAATTAGGTTTATCTTACCCAGGAACTTACAATAAAAGACGGTATATTAAAGATGATATACATTATCATATTGCACTGTTAGATGTTCCTAAAGGGTATGAAATAGATTTTATTAAAGCTTTATATCAAAATGAATAAATATAAACAAAAATTATCTCCTGAATGGTTTAATTTAGATCAATTAGTATATTTAGAAGGAAGTTTTCCTGCAAATTGTACTAAAAAACAATTAAAAAATAAACTTACTAAGTTAAAAATTAATTGGACAACAACATTCTCATATAAAATAACTAAGATAATTACAACAAAAAGAGAACGGACATTTAAATACAGTGTTGTATTTCATCATAAAGACAAAAAACTTCACAATTTATACATGAATATAGGTTGGGAGAATTGTCATCATCCTTGTGATGTATTACTAATGATTAAAAATTTACATGCAAAAGATATGGGTCAAAATTCTAATAAAATATTGACCCTTCTTAAATCTTCAGATTCTGTTAATATAGATTTAGCTGTTACATTAATAGGTAAACACATGTTAGAATCTAATTGGATTCCTTGGTTATTATTAAACAAAGGTAATGAAAATGTTAGAGAGTTACTTAAATCTAATAATATAAATTTAGGTAGATGGCACACATATAATACAGAATGGAATTTTTATGACGCAAGTAGAAATTTAATAAATAGATTAAATGTACCAGACGAATATATAACGGAATTTATGTCAGAATTCTATGAAAAAGTTAAAAATAAATATACATGGAAGTAAAAATAAAATTTAAAAGATTACATCCTCTAGCTCAAATACCAAAGAAAGCAACACAATTAGCCGGAGGATGGGATGTAACTGTAACAGAATTAATTTATAAAGGACCTAATAAAATATATTGTAAACTAGGATTTGCATTAAAAATACCAGAAGGATATAAATTAAATATAGTTCCTAGATCAAGTTTTACTAAATATAATTGGGTAATGAATAATAGCCCTGGTTTAGGAGATGCTGATTATTTGGATGAATATCAAATTAGATTTACAGCTATACCTACCTGGATGGAAGCAAACCTTAATCTTGATGAACAACCAATATTAACATATGATGTATTTCCTTATGGAATTGGTGATAGAATAGGTCAAATATATTTATCTAAAGTTGAAGATACTGATTTTATAGAAGTGGAAGAATTTGAAGAAATAATTTCTAATAGAACTGGTGGTTTTGGAAGTACAGGGAAATAAAATAACTAATATTATCTCAGTAAATAATTATTATGAGATATTGTAAAAGAACTAAAGAAATAATACATAGTTCATATAAATCAGCAACTATTAACGAAATACAAGACATTATTAAATTAAATAATCTTAGAAAGCGTTCTAATGCTAATTTAAAGAAGTATATTAATAAGTTAATAGAAAGAGATCAAATGCGAGAATTCAGGCGTAAAAAGCTAGAAATATGGGCTTTAGCTAATCCTGTTAGATATAGAGCAAGAACATTGGTTAATGGTGCGAAAGCAAGAGCGAAAAAGAAAGGAATTGATTTTAATTTAACTATTGATTGGGTTGAAGAAAAATTAAATAATGGTAGATGTGAAGTATCAGGTACTCCATTTTATATAAAACCTTATTCTGCTAAATCAATAATACCAATAAAAATACATCCTCATAGTCCTAGCTTAGATCAAATAGAACCAAGTGGAGGATATACCATAGATAATGTACAAATTGTATGTGATCAAGTTAATAAGTTTAAAGGTGATAGACATATAACATCAATGATTATCATTGCTAAAAACCTATTAAATGAGTATGAACGTCGAAATACACCTATTATTAAAATCAAATAATATGTAAAACGTTGTTGTTTCGACACTAATATGGTAAAGTGTTATATTTGTTGAGTTAATTTAAGCATTAAAAATTAATAAAATACAATGATAACACTTTACTTTTTTAATATATAAATAATACAAGATGGCAATAATTAAAGGTATGAAAACAGCTGATATGGGGAGTATAACTCCTTATAATGAAGATATTGAGAAACTAGCATCTGGAATAATGGCAAGAGAAGGAAGAGCTGAAGAAACAAGAAATGCTATTGCTGATGCAAGGAATCAGATGTTATTGAAAGAAACAAGAGATAATAGTGTGGATATGGCATTAGCTCAAAAGTTAGAACAAGGTTTTACATCAGATGTAGATGCAATGTTAGATAAAGCAGATGCTGATTATTCCATGATAAGTAAGGGTGATTTACAACGATTAGCTGGTGATTATATGGGTAAAACAGAATGGAGAGCATTAACTAATGCTAAGATACAAACTGATATTTATAATGATGCTGTTCGTAAAATAAAAGCAGAAGGCGGTGATCCTGTAATATTCGGTAAAAATCCAAATGAAGTATCATTATTTGATGAAGAAGGAAATATAAATCATTTAACTGATACATTTGAAGTTGAAAAACGATTAGATCATAGTCAAGCAGCTAAAAAATTATTTGATGCTATAGGTAATGAAATACAGATTGAAGCCGGTTATGATAATAAAGCTGAAAATCACACACATGATAAATGGTTATTACGTTATCGTACATGGATAACGGAGAATGAAAGTAATGTAGATCAAGTAAATTCTATTATAGAAAATTCATTAGATACATTTATAACAGATCCAGCAGGAAGGCAATATTATCGTATTCATTATAATGATCAAAAAGATTTAGGAAAATCTGATGAAGAAGCTAAAAAATTTGCAAGAAAAAAAGTTCAATCTTTAATTAGAACATATGGTGAAAGTGAGTATATTATAAAAGATACAGAAAAAGAAGATTTTAAACTTCAAACAGTACCGACTCCTAAAACAGTAAGTGGTAACAATGGTAGTTCATCAAGTGAAGAAGAATGGGAACCAGGAAGAAATAGTGCTGTTCCCGTGACAGTTACATATGATGGTGTAACATTATCGAATGAAAATGTTGTACGTTATTATAATAGCTTAAATTCCAAACCTACTGCTTCACAAATAGCACAAGCTGTTAATGGAGAAGAAGATATTAATAACATGGCTAATAATAATATGTTAATAGGTGCTTCATTAATGGTATCTAATCCTAATGATGCGAGTAATGAAGGGGCTGGAGAAACAAGTCAATTAGCAGGTAATGGTTATTTAATGAAATTAGAACAACAAGTTTCAACAAAAAATAAATCCTCAGTATTAAGTATTAATACAAATTATAAAGTTGAAAGTGAAATTGATGACCTTGAAATACAATTACAAACAGCAATAAATGCTAATAGTTCTGGTGAAAAAATAAAAAAATTAAAAATTAGACTTTTAAATAAAAAATTAAATAATGTATCATCTGATAATTATAAAGATCTTTATGAAAATAACCAAATAACAGCAGATCAAGCTGGCATTACTAAAATAGCTAAAGAAGTAGGAGATAATTTATTTCAAAGAAATGATGTAATAAGTATGCTTGATGCTAATTCTAAATTTGAAAAAGAATCAAGTGAAATGGATAAAAATCTATTTAATGCTTTAAGAACAGATTATGATAAAAAATTATGGAAATCTGGAGCTATTTCAACATTTTCTACTAATGAAAATGAAAATAATTTAGAAATTATTACAAGTCCGTTTCTTAATAAAATGAAAAATTATTATGAAAATCAATTAAAAGATTTTATTGATGTTAGTCAAATAGACGGAGCAGGAAATCCTATACTAGATGAAAATGGAAATGTAGTATACGATAAAAATTATTTAGGTGAAGTTACATTATTAAAAGCTAAAATTCAAAATGTTAATAATAAAATAGATAAAGCAAAGCAATTTTTAAAGGATAAAAAACCTGCAATAGATAAACTTAAATCTAAGTATACTATTAATTATTATGATCAAAGAAATTTAAGTGATCGTCTTACAATTTTAGCAAGAAAAAATGATTTTACTGATGCTGAAATAGCTGCAGGTGTTCATTTAGGTTTAAATAAAGAATTATCAAGGGCTGGTACAGGATTACAAACTATAAGTAAAAATATTAATACTGCGGCAGAACAGGATGCAGGTATTGATTTTAATGATGCTAATGCAACTATACAATATTATAAAAATAGAATTAATGAAGCAAGTTATGGTGCAAAACATTGGAAAAGCGCCTACGGGAATGTAGAAAGAAGTTGGATATCAAAAAATGGAGATATAACAGATATAAATTATGCCTTAAATCATATAAAACAAGCCGAAGCTGCACATGATAAATTTAGAGATAAAATATTAACAAATAAATATACATTAGAAGATATTAAACTTACTAAATGGTACGAAGAAAATAAAGAAGAAATAGAAGATGAGGGATTAGAAAATTATTTACAGTCTGGCCTTTCTGGTAATAAATCGAATAAAGCTAGATATATGCGATTATATACTTCTTTGCTTGAAAAAGAATTTGAAACTGCTGGATTGCGAGATATGGATTCACAAACTAATAGATTAAATAAAAAGTATGGTAAAGGAGTTATTTATACAATGGATCATTTATTGGGAGTACAACACGGACCTGACATGGGTCCTATTAAAATAGGTCATATTACAGCACCTGCAAAAATTTTATTTAATACTGAAGAAGGTAAATTAATATTTGATTCAAAGTTACTTGGTGATATAGAGAAATCAAAAGAAAGCGCTTTAAAAAAAGTATATAAAGGTAAGGCGAATGTATTAAATTATTTAAAAGACGTTGATGACTTACAAAGTAAAATGGACAGAACAAGTTTATTATTTACAACATCAGAAGATATGGGTACAAACGATGAAAAATATTGGGAAAATTTAAAAAATAAAATTCATATGGAATTAACTGATATGAATACAGAAATAAGAAAAGTAGTATATAGTGATAAAGAAGGAGATGGTGAATTAGTTAAAGAAGGTAATGCATATAAACAATACATCGAAAACAAACGTCAAGAGGCTTGGGAAAAATATGAAAAAAATAACGGAAAAATAGATGAAGGTGAATTTAAGAAAAATTGGATGAAGAAAGCCCTAAGAGGAATTAGATTAGATTATACTAATGAAGGTCCAATTTTTGTTGCAGATTATATGGATGAAGCAACTGGGCTGAGATGGGAACATAATACAGTAGCTATATCTATGTCAGAAGCTATGCAAAAATTTGGCATTGAAGGTGCAAGAATAAAATATACTCAACTATTTAAAAATAGTTTGGAGAGTAATAATGGATTTCATGCTGACTTACCTAATTTTAATAATAAAAAACCAATAAGATTTCATTTAGCTACTGATAATAAAGGTGTTGATATTAATGGTAATACAATTAGAAAAGGTCAATATTTTATAATGCAAAAAAAGCAAAGTGAAACAACTGCTGATGATTATCCTGGTAAAATTAATTATCCTTTATCTGATATTAGTAACTATAATATTATTACATTTCCTAGCATGGATGCAATTTTTACACATATTAGAAGTACAAATGAAAAAGCTATGAATAGAATTGAAATATTACAAAAACATATAGCTGTTTTAAAGGCAAATAAATCTACAGCTAGTAGTTACTTTCCAGAAAATAATCCTTTAAGTAAACTTTCTAATGCAGATGCAATTATAGAATTAGAAAAAATGGTTAATAAGACAATAGGAGGTGAAATTTCTACAGTTGACAATGCACCTGCAAATACAAATACAAATACAAATACAAATACAAATACTGCAAATCAATTCCCTCAAAATTTTCAGCTACCGGGTTCTTAGATGATATAATTGCTACGAATCCCGGCGTAGTCCAAAAAACACAAAAAAAGAATGGTCAATATAATTATTCAATTGATAGAAAAGTATTTGATGATTTAAGTAAAGCTGATCAAGCACAATTAGGATTTTCATCTAATCCTAATTTAATAAATAAACATAAATGGTTTACTGATAAAAGTACAGGAGATATATATGCTACTAATCCACAAAAATTAAAAAGTATACCAGATGCACCAATGGTTTCTAATAAAGGTACGGGTGCTAAAATGACATTTACTCCTACAATAGTAAATCTTGTTAATAATATGAGTAGTATGTTACAAGGATTGCTAAGTGAAAAAAAGAATTATAAAGAATCAACAACAGATCTCCCACAAGTATCTACTGTAAAACCTTATTTAAGTAATTTTACTCAAAATGAAAACTATAATTATATAGATCCAAGAGATTTAAATATGTTTGATGATTTAACAATTCAAGATAAAGCAATAATTACAAGTGGTTTAAGATCACTACAAGATAATACAAGGGCATACAGAAC